TTCATCACGCGCCTTTATTTCCGCATCAAGTATTTGGTCATTGATACGTTGAATCTCTGAAGGCTCAAGCCCCTTGACCTTCAGCTTATCGTTGAGCAGTTGTATTTCTGCATCCCGCATCTGCTTGTTGTATTCTTCCTGGGTCATCTTATCGTCAGCGAGGTACTTCCGTTTGATGTCAGCGATACGTCGGTAGTAGTCGGCTTCAGCTTGGGCGAACTTGTCTTTGGAAGTGTTGTTTTTATCGCAGGTACAAGGTTTGTTTCCACATATCGGACATTTTCCACCGTCATTGCCTCCGGTGGGATTGTTTTTAGGAGTGTTCGGATTCAATGCTTTCCATTTTTCTTGTACCAGTTTCTTATAACGTGCAGTTAAAGATTCAACAATCTCTTCTTCTTGGGAAATCTTGTTGCGAACATCCTCGCGAGCCATCGACCCCATCGGTGAATTGTCACTCAATGCCGGGGATTTTTGAAGGCGCATCAGGTTGATCCGGTGCTTATCCAGTTCGTCGGCAACCTCTTTTAATTCGATATTGGTTGCTAATACAGCATTATATCGGTCAAGTGCCTCTGTGTTTTCATTGATGATTTTGCCCTCTTTATCAATCTCTGCATTATAATCCGGAATAATAGCCTGCAATTGTACAATTGCCTTTTTACGTTCAAAATTGGAAAGATTATTATTGTGTATTTTGGTGGTCAACTGTTCAATCAGTGATGATTGACGCGCATATTCATCATTTGATTTTTCTGTAATTTTCTCATTGACTTTATTTAGGTCGTAATAAGCTTTGGTGCGTTGTGTCAGTTTGTAGGATGCGGTAGCTGCTGCAAGAACTAATGTAACCAGTAAGCCAATCGGATTGCTGGACATAATAGTCCAAGCTGCTTTCAGCGATTTGGCAGCCAAATCAACGCGCCCGTGTAAAACCTGCACGGCAGCGGCATATAAATAAGTGGCGGTACGTAGTGATTTAAGTAAAACAGAATGTCCTTGCATGAGCATTGATAATTTACGCAAGTTTCCAAATGATGTCACTGTATAACCAGACAATGTATTCATTGATGCGGCATAAGCCAAATTGAGAACTGTCGCAATTTTGGTAAGTGAATTCCAAATAGAATACCATGCTGTAATTATCTTCAGCCGGGTAGCATATACAAGCAATATCGTACTAAGCCACAATACAGTACCACCCCATTTGTTGCACCAGTCAATCAATCCCGGCAAATACTTGAGCACATTGGTCAGCATATTCGTACTCACCGTCAGAGCCGGATTCAACTTCTCGCCAAGGTCAATGGCTGCCAGCTTCATCTTATTACGTGCCTGCTCCAGTTTGGCCTGTGCAGTATCACTGTTTATGGCCGCCTGCTCATACGCCACATTGGTACCGGTGACGGCAGCGGTGAAGTCTTTCACCATCTTCGTGTTCTGAAGGATTACGGATGCGGTATTGTAGCCTTCCTCCCCGAACATTTTTTTGATGGCGCCTGCGTCCATATTCTTGTTCTTCAGATTCTCCAGTGCCTTATCCAACCCGACGATTTTAGGGTTGGTCTTGTCTGCCCCAGTCTGAAGAACCAGAAAGAATTTCTTCAATCCCGTTCCGGCCACTTCATCCTTTATACCCCGATAGGCAAGCGTTTCAATCAATGCGACCGTCTGTTCAATGGGAACATTGGCCGAAGCCGCTGCGGTACCTGCATTCCGGATAGCCTTTGCCTGGCTTGCGATATTGGCGGAACCTGCCTGGGAGCCGGCAGCCAATACATTGGTAAACCGTCCAGCCTGGTCTGCCGCTGCCCCATATTGGTTGAGTGATAAAGTAAGTGAATCAACCGCTTCGTTCAGGGTGATGTCTTTGGCTGCCGCCTGCAATCGCATGGCTTCCTCCGTAACAGCCTTGAGCGCCTCCTTGTCTCCCAGCAGTTCCGGTTTGGCCGAACCGACCAGCATGAACGCATCCAGGATTTCGGCTGCCGACTGGCGGACACGCAAGCCCTCTTTTGTCATGGTGGTGGAAAGCGTCTTGGCCTGCCCGGTCAACCAGGCAATGCTGTCATCATCAAGTCCGGTCAAGGCTTTCAGCCCGGCCTGGGACTCCTCCAACTTGTTGCGTTCGTCTCTGATGGCGCGCAAGGCAAGGGTAAAACCGGTAAGGAAACCTATTACGGACAAGATAACTCCACCGAAACGGTTGAACCAGTCCACCATACTGCCAATACTGACAGTCGCTTTCTTGGTTTCGGTGGTGATGCCTTTTATCTCCTGGCGATGCTGTTTTAAAATCCCCTGAAGATGCTGTATCTTCGCCATGGTGCGGTTGTATTCCTCAGAGCCGCGTGTCATTTCCTTAATGTCACGCTGTAGGCGTTTCATCTCCAAATCAATGGAATTGATGTCATTCTTAATTTCCTTGCCATCAATGTACAAGTAGACACCTCTTTTGACTGTCTTGTCACTTTTTGCCATAACGTTTTTCGATTGTTATTTTATCAAACTTCTGAAGCACATTCTTGAGTGCCTGGTCACCGTAATACTCTCCGGATAAATCAGCCAGTGATTCGATGTTATCCACAATGGGAGGGTCTAACCAGGGTAGGGGACTTCGCCGGATAACGGCATAGTGTTCATCAACGGTACGCATGCGCCGGATGCGATATTCAGAAACACGTAAAGAACGCAGTTCCTGACGTTTCTTCTTATCGCTCCATGCCGAATGTCCCTTCATTATAATTCCGTTCTTGACGATATATCCACGCCCGGCGCCATATTCCCGGTACGCACCATACCGGGCAAAGCGGAAACCCAGACCGACATAAGCCGGTCCACCTTCACGGTCTTTCAGCCAACGGGATTGCAGTTCCCTACGCAATCTTCCGGTTGCGTGTGTCCGTTGTAGAATATTTACGGAGGTATTCTTGACTTTCCACGTCCAGTTCTCAACTCCTCGATTGAATTTCTCGGAGGTCATTAAACTCTTTTCTTCAGTTATTACCATAAAAAAGCCTTTAGTTCCGGACACAAAACTAAAGGCTGAAAAGAGTGGAAAAAAGGACAAGAATTCAGCAGACAGAGAACTTGAAATCATTGATTCGGTTCAGCCATCCTTTCCGGAATACAAGCTGCGACGGGTCCCTTTTACAGATATCTTCAATAAACCGGATTCTGTCTGTCTTGATAGCTTCGAACAGCTGCCGTTGGTTGGCCAGATTGATACTTGCAACCGTCTGAGGACCTACGATGCCGTCTACATTGATTTGCAGTAGTTGTTGTACCCTTGTGATACCGGGACGTCCGGAGGCCCACACCCAATCCACACAGATATTCGCAATGGACTGGTTGTGTATGAAGTCCGCTTGGTAACGGTCCCAATAATACTTCTTGAAAACATGAAAAACGTCATCCGGAGTAATCATGCGTAAATCATCCGCATCAATGTCTCCGTCACCATCCTTGTCATAACCACATGATTTCCACGTAGACAAGGTTATCCCCATATTGGTTTTGCCACCTTTGTCATTTTTGTGGTCACTCCATCCGCCTTCCCATTTGCGGATGACCTTGAATAAGATTTCTGCTTTTGCCATAACTATGAATTTAAAAACAGAGGCAAAAGTAATGTATGACTTAATTTTTATGTAGGACATGCATTCTCCGCAAATGGTCATCCAATGTTTTAGGATTGCACTTCAACTTCCGGCAAATAGCGGCTTTACTATAACCATAGTCAAGCATAGTTCGGATAAGATTTTCCTTTCCAGTCAGCTTGTAATGCGTGTTTTTATCCCCCTTTTTTCGACCAAGTCGTATTCCTGCAGCTTTTCTGTAAGCAAGGGCCTCCTTGGTTCGCTGACTGATAAGATCACGTTCAATTTCAGCGGATAAACCGAAAGCGAATGCCAATACCTTACTGTTGATGTTATTACCTAATTCGTAACGTTCCTTGACAGTAAGAACGCAAGTCTCCTTAATCATACAGAGGTGAAGCATTGACATAATACCCATCAGGTTTCTTCCTAATCGGCTGATTTCTGTTATGATTAGAGTGTCGCCTTTCTTCATCCTCTTGAGAAGCGGACCTAATTTCCTATCGTTAGCAATTTTGGTACCGGAAACCTTCTCGGACACCCATTTATCTATTACAAGTCCTTTTTCCGTTGCAAATTTCTGGACTTCGAACCTTTGGTTCTCGACAGTCTGTTTGTCTGTCGACACACGAATATATGCGTAAACCATTTTTGCGGTGAAGGTAGTCTTATTCAACAGCCTAACCAAAAAGGGTATTCTAATGACCCTCAAAAGTACAAGGGATATGATAGAGAAAATTAAGGAAAATGAGATGACTTCGGTCAGTAGCGTAGATTATGTGCGAGGTTTGAAAGGGGAAGATAGTGTGTTGATAACCCTTTCATCTTTAATGACACAAATAGGCATTTTACATACATCATTCTCCCTTTCTCCAGGAGGACAGTATGAATTACCCTATAAATCTGGGTTAATTATGATACAAAATTCCAATCGTTCACACGAAAAGGCTGTTGCAACTTTGTATGGAAGTGGAAATGGGACTGTAATAGTCCCATCAAGTACCATTCAATTTTTCTCGGAAGAAATAGGCAAAGTTTGTGTTTTTAATAATGGAGAAAATACGAAATATATTATCAAAAATACAAGAAATGAATCTCAAAATCTTATCATTACATTTATAGAATAAATCTATTTAGTTTACCAAATAGGAAGAGTTTTTCCTGCCTTATATTTTTCCGTCATATCCTTTGACCCTCAAAAGTACAAGGGATATGATAGAAAAGGTTAATATAACAGATGCCAATGTGGTTGAGTTAATCAGAGAAAAACTGCCTGCTGCAACAGAAGCAAACAAGGGACTTATGCAAGCTAATGGATTTGAACAAGGTAAGAATATATTAAATGAAGAATACGATAGTAAAATCAGTGCCGGTGTATATTCATCTACTGATAATTTAAATAATATGGGCACTGGAATTTTATTAGCGCTAAGAGGGTTTCAATACACAGCCCATTTATATATTACCAACTCTGCAAGAATATATATTAAAACCATTCGTAGCAATGGAGAGGTTTTGAAAGATTGGACGTTAATAAATAATACCAAAACATAAGAGACTTTTGGAGTATCCATTTTCCTACCCTATCCTTTGACCCTCAAAAGTACAAGGGATATATGATAGAGAAGGTAAACATAAGCCAAGTAATGAACCAGTGTCAGATAGTGACTGATACAAACTATGTGTATGTGGAACTGGCAGATGGTAGTCAGGGGAAAATAAAGAAAAGTGATTTGGCAAATGTGATGAATACATTAATAGGAGGCTTATTTCCAAAGTTATTTTCCACTCCTTCAGCTGGAAATGTAAAAGGCTTTATAATTAGAACAGCAATAAGTACGGCACAATATCGTGCCATAAGGTTGCAATGCTCTATAGGTTTTAACCAAAACAATATGAGTAATGAGAATTTCTCTGTTAATATAAAGTATTGGGAGAACAAATTCGCAGACAGTCGTCTATCCAAAGAAAATTACAGTTCAACAATATGTAACTATATCGTATGCTACGTTGATAATGACAATACTTTCAGTTTTTATTTAAACAGTAAATACCCAAACCATTCTGGCGGCTATCTTATGTTGTATGCCATATCAAATGTTAATGGAAACAAGAACCAAATTCTCTCCATGGAAGCGGTAACATCGGAATATGTTATTGGCTCTCATTCCAAGGAAAATAAAATTACCATTTCATAAGTCTTTCCAATTTTCTGCCTATAATTAAAATCCGTCCTATCCTCACGGACAAGACGGAAAGTCTGTATTAACTAATTGATTAAGTATAAGTTCTATAAATTCCAACTCTTCGGACTTTACTTTATAGAACAAGAACTACTTACTATGCCTAAAAAGACATGCGGTAAAATTAATAAAAATCAATCAGAATGCCAAATAAAAGCCCGCTCAAACCATCGCGGTCTGAACGGGTAGAATACTTCTTGTCAATGCAGTTTGTTCATGGGGCAAACTGCATAAAACCTAAACACTTAACTGGAATAATTGGCGGCATTACCCACCAAAAGCATCCGATCTTCACAGACTGAGAATACTTTCATTATTCCAAAGAATAAAATAGTATTAGTTAAGTAGTATATCGGCTAACTATACAAAGTTACAGTATTTAGTCGGAAACAGCAACCATCTAAGTAAAAACATCCCGATACTTCACAGACCGGGATGCAATGCCAAACAAAGAGAGTTTCCGAATGAAAATCAATATGAACAAAATGTCTTTAAACCTTAATGCAACTAATACCTATTGTCTAACCATAACAACTACAAGTTACTGATAACTTTTAAGGCATAAACCATAGTACAAAATTGATGCCAGAATGATTGCGCAACAATATTGCATTCATTTTCATTAATATAAGGCAAAATCCTCTTTTAACAATACTGTGGAATATTGTGGAGTGCTCCACGGTATTGTGGAATAATTCCACAGTTTTAAGTAAGAGTTGGTGCTTTTCACTCTGACCGTCCTGCAAAGCCTATTACGTTGATATGTCTGTTAACGATATATATTTCCATGAAGACCACTCATCTTTCCCGTTGGCAGTGACACACTTTCTTACAAGGATAAAGTTTTTCCTTGCAGGAAAATCAATATGTATTGTATATTCATCTATATACAAGACCAAGAGCACACCATGCGCGCCATAGGAAGTCCCCGTACCAATTATGGGGTCCCCATGCTTATACACACCAGGTTTCTTGAGGTTATCTATAACTTCTTGACTGTTATATATAAAGGAGCCTCTTGCACATAATATGTCACTCAAAAAAGAATCCAACGGTTCTAAAATGCCCTCTCCCTGGGTGTTCAGCCCGCGTATCTGAGCAATTATTCCGTTAGGCAAACCTCTCTCCACTTCTGACAACTTAATCTTTTCCATCATACCTTTGTACTTTTGAGGGTCAAAGGATATGACGGAAATAAGCAATAAACAGCAATGAGCACAATAAAAGTAAAAGTTACTGAGCAATTTATATCGAGAACGAGTAAGGAAGGCAGGGGAATAACCCCTGCTAATAATTAGTTATCTGCATGACATTTATTCCCGTTTCTTTATTTCCGTTGTTCTTAACAAATACAGTGCCATTGACAGCCTTCTTATTCAAAATAATCTTGCCGACCTCTGTGAAGTCCGTGGAAATACTCGCACCATTATTCAACAATATATTGGCCGATACTCCGGCGCCGATCATTATCAAGGCTGTCGCCCCAGCATCAGCCCATCGAACCATGTACATTCCATAATAGGATGTCTTCAAATCGTATTCCTCCCCCGGTTGCAATGTCAGTCTCCAGGTAGGGAACATCTCATTCCTGATATTCTTTATATTGAGCTGCCTTGTGATGGCATTTATCACGCTTGTGTCTGTAATATCAATCTTCTCTATCATATCCCTTGTACTTTTGAGGGTCGTCATTTTCGGATAAAAACGACAACCGGTTTAACATTTTGTTTTTATTCTCGTTTTGTTTAATATTTTGCTAATTAATTGGGTCTTCGTAAGTACGTTCTTCCAATTCCGCATAAGAATAGGCTACGTCCGTTCCTTTAGTTAGAATCCATATTGCACCTAATGACATGAACTCATATACTCCGCTTTTTGATATAGCGATCTTATTGCAATAATGATATTCATTATTTTCAAATGTAAGTTCATTAAATCCATCTGTTGTTACAACTGAAGTATAACCATAAGTGCTTCCCATTGCTGCATTATATATTGTCAACGAGATTTTCATCCCATTATATTGGACAGCCTCTGGAAGCATATACATACTCTGGGAAATTCGGTTTGGACGGCCATTCCGAAATTCAGAGCCAAAAGCCGGATTCAAAAAGAAATACCCCTCGTTTGCACGGAAATCATGCATCCGAACAAATGATGCATTGGCAATAATTGTCCCCTCAACTTCAACATTACGTCCCTTGAAGCTCCCAGTCAGAAAATCAAGGAGTAAGTTTGGTCGAAACTTGTTTGCCGGATTCATCGGGTCATTGTAATTAAAATCTTTATATCCGCCTACCGTTTCTACAGCAGAGCCATCGGCTTTTATTCCGTATTGCGAAAACATATACTGCCCATAGAACACCGCACTTGCCAGCTTGGCGAAATTCGCCATCAGTACCTCGATAAAGGCATACTGTATCTTGTCCATCACTACCCATGTCGCCTTACTGCCGTTTGCCGCATAGTCTGTCTTGGGGTTGACACCCTTAAATGTGCCCTCCTTAGCCAACACGTAGTATTGACCTTCACACAGTACCATCGGTGTCGATAGAGCCGTACGGGTGTAGCCTGTGGATGCGGAATATTCTCCAGCCGGATAGACCAGCGGACCGATCGGTCCCTGCTGGAGATACTTCACTTCTCCCGTCTTGCTTGCCAACGCTTTCTTTGCCATATCATGCTGCCGTTGAGATTGTCCATGAAACATTGCCGCCTGCCTGCTGGCACATAGCTTCAGTGCAGGTACCGCTTGCCGCAGCCACATTCGCCGTAGCCGGATTGAGAATGACCCCTGCCGAATCCATAAAGACAAAATAGAACAGCATATTCTTTGCCTTCGTGGTCTGTCCCCGCTTGACAAGGATAGGCGTATAAGTCACCGAACCTCCGGAACCGGAAACAATCGTCTCATCCTCGGGATTGGGATTAGTTATGATGTCGTAGGGGTCTGACAAGTCCATCACCGTCTGCGTGTCAAGGCCTATCAGATTGCCGCCCTGCGACACCTCCACCTTAAAGATGCCCGTAGTGTCAACCAGGCTGTCCGTAACGGTCAGACTCTTGCCGGTCTGGTCGACGAGTGTCTGCCAGGCACCGTTAACCATCCTGGACCACTTGTAGGTTAGTCCGGAGGTGATCTCTGACGCTCCACGTCTCGCCATTGCCGTGAGAACGACACTGCCTCCCTTCTCACGGATGGCAAAGTATTTGTCATCTCCGGAAACGATGGTCACCACGTTCTGGTTGCCCACACCCTTGGTGATAGGGATGCTGTAAACGAACTGCACCTCATCCGACACGTTGCCCACGGTCACCGTAGCCACCGCCTTGACGCTGCAGCTCGCACCGGACGACGCCTTCACCAGGTTCTTCACGATCTGAAGCCCGTAATAGTTCGTAGTGCCCGCCTTGTAGGGGATGTACTTGAAATGCCCCGTCTCGCCGCCGAACGTGTTCGTGGAAACGTTGGATGTGAAGCTTATCAACACGTCATTGAAATACCACCTGATGGAAGAGGGCACCACACCCCCCTCAGCCACCCGTGAGGAGGTGAGAAGGAAGGAGAGCGTCGGCTTCATCGTGGTGAAGTCGGGGGCTATGTTTGTCGGAGCACCCGATTCACCATCATACTCTTGATAGAGGTCGCCTTTGTCGCACATAATCGCTGGCATGTAAACGCCAGACTTTTGCGAAAAGATTACCTGCCCGACCTTACTCGCTACGCTCATCGGTCACCTCCTCCCCGTCTTTATCCATGAAACCCTCCGGAGTGGCGACCTCCACCGGATCTTCCACGCCGTCTATCTCACCCTTGGCCTGCTGCGGGGAAAGGCACACGCCCCCGACTACTGCCGCCCGGTCGAATACCGTATCGCCGGGAAAGCCTGCCACATCGGCCTGCCATAACAGCACATTGCCGTCGGCAGTGCTGTTGCGGATTCCTGCCACTCCCAGCTTGTCCGCAACCTCTCTCGTCACTTTGATATAAAATGCCATACTGCTATCGATTAATGGTTAAACATCCCTTTTCCTTGCCACTATAAACTTACCGCTGTCATCCGTCACGTACTTGCCGTCAGATGTCACCACCGCCGCATACGGGCCCTTGTCAATCACCTTCAGCTGTAGCATCATGCCGTCGGTGCATGGGATGGAGGGCGAGTACCCGGCAGCGGCCAGCACGTATGAGGAGGCGCCGGCCGCCTTCGTGTACCATTCGCACTCAAGGATGGCCTGGGGATTGGGGACAATCCCTGCCGTATCACGGATGACCGGTTTCGGGTATATCATCTTGGTTCCGTCGGCCACCTGCTGCGGAAATCCCTCCCAGTCAATCTCGATGCTGGGAATACGCCTGCGGATGGTGGTGGAGACATAGTCTATGTCACTGTCCGGCTTGGATGAAGGAGCACCGTCCTTCGAGTACGATGCTTTCACGACGTAGGTCTGTTCGTGGCCGATATAGTCCCGGTCTATGGTAAGCACGTTCTTTGTCAGTGATACGAACTCCCAGTCATTGTCGCCGTTACCGTCGGTAATCTGCTCCAGTGCGCCCGTATTCAGCTTCCGATAGAAGAAGAACTTGCACTTGTTGGTTGCTGTGACATCTACATCACCGACAAGCAGTCTGGCGGTGATGGCCTGCCTGGCAATGTCCCGACACGGGTTCCAATCAAGTGCCGACGGAGAGTCGACCATCAGCTTAGGCTGCGCCTCGCTGCCGTCAACGGCGCGGACAAGACGGCTGAAACGGTAGACATGCGTCTGTCCGGTACGCTTCGCATCGACATACTCGGCGTAGAACTCCAGTGTTACCGGACTGCCGGGAACGGCGTTCTTTTTCACTTGTATCTTACCCTTCTCGGCTCCGGTCTCGGTAATGACATAGCTCTTGTTGGCAGATGTAATCAATGTCCGTACACCGTTCAAGCGCTCGTACCACTTCATGTTGACCAATGACGCGTTGACCGCACCCACCTTGACCACCGCATCCGGGTCGGTGGCATTGCACCGGGGGAACAGCGTCAGGGGGGTAAGCGTGTAGTCCGGAGTGTACTCGGCCTTGTCAGCCTGGTACACCTGCACGTCCGGCACGCTGCCGACAACCTCTATCCCGCCGCTGGTCTGGAGAGGGCGGTAGTTGACCTCTATCTTCTTCTGTATAGTCTGCATAATTAGAAAGTTATATAATTCATTGTCTCATAATTGTTCTGCCCGTCACGCAGCAATACCCGTGCGATGAACTTGCACCCGGTCATGTTCATATAGTCGGGGCCGAGGTCGTTGACCGTCAGCGGCAGTGACTTGCCGGTTTCCGCGTGTGCGACCGCCCAGGCGTTGTCCTCGGTGACGTTGCCCGTGTCGCGCGTCCACTCCACATCACTGTCAAGGATATGCGTCGTCACATCACGGTTGTACAGCTCACCGGTAATGGTGAGGGTGGTCGCAAAACGCTCCGCATCGAAGTACCAGCCGTTGCTGCTCTCAATGTCGATGCTGAAATCCGGATTGCCCTCGACCATTGCCCAGCCCGCTGCTCCGTACTTCGGTTCGTCGGTAGTGTCGGAAACAAGACACATCCACTTGCATCCGTAGTGCCACACGGTATCGTACATCATCACACGTACGGTCTCGGTCTGTGCCTCGCGGTCGGCTTGGTAGGGTTCTGCTCCCGTGGCGGTCTCCATGCTCCACTCGCCGCGGTCGTTGGCGATGCGGGGCAATACGCCTTGGAAGTCGATGCGGTGGATGTCCTGCGCTACCAATCCCCGAACGTAGATATAAGAGTGCAGGTAGTTGATGGGCAGGTTGTCGAACAGAGACAGATGCTTCAGCCTGCCGACGATCACCGAATAGTTGCTTTCCTCAAGGATGGGTTTTGTGACCCCGTTAAGCATGCAGATACAATGCTCACGGGATGACAGATACCAATAACCCTGCCGTTCAGTATCAACCGGGTTGCCACGGTGTGATAATATCATCAACGGCTCAGGAGGATAATTCTTGCCACCCGGCACCTCGCTATCAGGGTACATCACAGCGTTGATCGTATTGGCTGAGATGTCAACATGCAAGACACGTAGCCAGGAGGTATAATACTTGCCGCCACCTGATGCAAGGTCATTGACAACACCATATACAACATCGTTTTCTGCCAGTGCAGTAAAGTCGTTATCCCACCGTTTCTTCATCTTCAGGCTGTATGTGCCGTCTTCAAGCTGCGATACACTTTCGATGGTACCGGACTCGGAGAAGGAATAGTCGCTCTCCATGGCAGAGAGACGGTTGAAGATAAGTTCAAGGACAGTAAGGGAATCGCGGACTTCAAGGCGTTCAAACTGCGCGCGGCCGTCAGGGAATATTCCGGCACCCTTGCCTGCGACCATAGAGTCGATAAACTCGCCGAACTTCAACAGAAAATTTGTGCCGTCAGCTCTGTCTTTCCTCAGAAAAATCTTCTCCAATTCTTTAGGGGAGTATTTGGATAACAGATTCAAGATTCCGACCAGCGTGCGGCCTACACGTTCCGCCGTATTCTCATTCTCCTGGGTAGCGTACCGTACCTGTAGAGCAAGTTCCTTGAGTATGTCAATCGTATCTGCCATATTATGAAACAAATGCCTTCCGGCAGTTCAAAGCTTTATAAGGTTCGGACAGACTAACAGCCGCAACCACGCCATAAAGCTGGTTATCATTGTTCACCACATAATCCGCTTCCACATCTTCCAAGGAAAAAGCGAGCCACAGCCTTTTCATCCTTTTGTCTTCCAAAATTTGGTTGAGCAGCTCATCAAGAATACGTTCGCACTTGTCAAGGGCAGCCTCTATCTGCTCATAGTCGGAGGTGTCGGACACATGCTCCACAATGAAGAGCAGGTAATCGCGGTCTTTTCGGTATGCACCCGGATTACCACCGTAACCGAATCCTGAGCCACGGTCCACAATCACTGCTGGATAGTGGAGTACGCTGTCCAGTGCCGTATGCTTCTCCCGTTCTGATGAGAGGAAGTGTACTTCATCATTCTCCTTGTGTCGTATATCGACATGCCTTTCAGCCAGCTTCTCTATGTATTCCGAAAAAGTCATTTCTTCTGTTTTTGAGCGTCACGGATTCTTTTATTCAATATACGGAATGCCGTTGCCACCGGCATTGCCTGGTATTTCTCCATCACTGCCACATCGTCACCGACAAAAGCGTCGAAGATGTCGAGCCAGTTGACAGACGGTGCTGTTGGTCTTTTCCGCTTTTCCTCCGGTTCATCATCCAACGGAAAGAGGAAAGGAAAGGCCTTTGAAAGCCACCTCTTGACAAAAACGTAGTTCAGGAATACGGCATACTTGACGTGTCTGTCAATCCTTGCCACCTTTGCTGTCCGTTTTTGCAGTATCAGCGGTTTCTGCCTGCTAAATAAGCCGTTTTTCCCACCCGACGGTAGGACAATATATTCGTTGTCCTTCAAATAGAGCATTGATACGAAAGTGTCCAGCGAGGCATCCTTGCCGTCACGGACATATCGGTTGAAAGCCGTGTCCACGTGCATGAAGTGCTCGAAACACATCCCCTTCAGGCGTTCGCCCGGTGCTTTCAGCCCGGAGACGGCAGGAAGGATAAAGCGGTCCATCCGGACACGGCAGTCGCTGATGAACTCCACCAGTTCGCTCAGCTTATAACTGTAATAGGTGTCGGAACCGACCCCGGACGGCAGGGAATAGAACTCCTTCAGGAAGGAGGGTTCGTCCATTTCCTGAAGATAAAGCCGCGAGACGAGCAGGAACTGTGCCGGTGTCAGTTCCTCCCATTTCTGGGGTACCCGACGGATTATCTCATGGCGGATTCCGAATCTACGGTATGCAATGCGAAGCTCCCTCATGTCCAGAATGTGCGTTTATGGTCATTGTCCCGGTCGTATATCTGCCTGGGATCACCCTCATAGAAATTCTCAAAGCAACTCCGTACCGTACGCAGCAGAACGGTCATGTACATGTCCGCATCCGCTTTCAGATTCTGGATCTGTACGGCGATACGCTCCGTATCGACGGGTCTCTTCTCCTCATTGCCCTTCTCGCCCGGCTGTACAGCGGTGAAGTACAGCCCCCGGTCCGTGACGCTACCCGTCTCCATCAGCAGCCGTCTGACCGCCATTGCCACAATGTAGCGGGAGCAGGAAAGGCGCAACCGCTCCACGCTCTTCCGGGCTTCTTCGTCTTCTGGGGGATTTACCAGCCCGTCAATCAGATGCTCATACAGCTTGTCACCGATGGCCGGCTGAAGGAGCATCTCCTCGGCAAACTTCAGGTGCGGCTGCAGGCGAAGGAAAACAATCCGGCTGCCATTGATAAAACAGACGTCATTGACATCCGCGGTACTGCGGACAATGGCCGATTTACGGTCCTGATAGGCCTGGGAGGACGCGAACTCCGGATATTCGGCTATATGGGCATACAGAAACTCAAGCAGCTCGTCGAGCGCATTGAACCCCTTGTTGCGCAGCGATGCCCGCAGGTTATCTTCCTGGTACTTGTACACCTGCTGGAATGATTCGCCGTTGTCGGATTTCTGACGTTGGAATCCCGCATCGGTGATACGCATGCTGATTTCATCGAAATCGTTCCAGAACGCCAGGTTCGCGTTCGCGCGTTTGCAAATCTCCAGCAGGCGGCTGTCCAGTTTCTCCCGTTCGGTTGCCCCTTCGGTATTCTGTTCCAATACATCCGGATTTGGACCGAATTCGTATATCTCGACTACTTCGCCTGCCATCGCATCGCCCAATAACGGTACGAGGTATTGTCGGAAAGCATTCCGAAGCGGTGCCTCCATCATGTCAAAGGAGATGGCGGTGTTCACCTTCATCACCGCTTTCAGCTCCTTGCCGTTGTTCCATTTTTTTGCACTGAATATCATTAGCTCAATGTTTTTTTGGTACCGCTGCCGGTATCGAGGGTTACTAAAACGGTATTGCGGAAACGCAGCTCGCATTCCGGCATGCCGTTCATTTTGATATAGAGTTCTATAGGGTCCAGGATATTCTGCCGGTCAATCCACGCGTTGGCAATGTTCACAAGGAAAGCCTCACGGATATTGGAACCGCCCTGGTTGCCGGCATAGGTGCCACCGGGCATACCTGCACCGAGCACATTCGGATTCACCATCAATGCAAACAGAATTTCCGAGTTGGCGGCTGCCGACACCGGAAGATTGTCACTGCCCTGGTATTTGTTCTCCAGCGGCTTGATTTTCCACTCCTCCTCAATCCTGCCGTTCATCTCATTCACGGCATAATGCGAGAAGATGGGCTTCTCCGCATTGTCCGGTCCGCAAAGGTTCTGCTCCACAGAATCCATGTACTTCTGTATGGCCGCCTCACGTTCCTTGGCAGAATAGTCCTTGGACGGGTATTTCTTCTCCCAGTAGGAATACGGTATCTGTACATGCCACTTCCAGGTTATCTGGTTCTTGTAGGCTTTCTTGAGGAAATGGGGGATAAGATGGGCTATCTCCACCCATCCACAAACGTAGGCGGGCCACCAGATGGGCATGCCGTAAAGGTCGTCATTGCTCCAGCTGTCGCGTACCGGCATGATGAAACCATCCTTCACCTTTCCGGCAAACTTCAACACTTCAGCGTGCATCTGCGGGTCGTATTCGGAGAGCACATCCAGCCTGGTGTATTGTCCCTTGTCCGGACGTTGCGGCCAATATCCGGAAACGATGCACTTGCAGGCACCGTATTCGTCCATTTCGGAATAACGGCGGTAAAGCGCATTGACCGGATTGACCCCTGCAAAAGAATTGCCGGCAGCCGACGGCACAAACTGGACGGCACCGTTACCGAATTTCAAGTAATCCCGAAGCACCTTCTCCATGTAGCGCCTCACATTTCGGGAAGCAATAAAAGTCTGTACCCGGCTATCGGTAACGGGCTTCAGTATCTCGTTACCATCATTGTCGTAACCGTTCACCGTACAAGGATATATGCCTTGCCCAAGTGTCAGGTTACGAAGAAACTTCAGGCCCGTATTGAGCACGCTGGTGTTTCCTATCTCTTCAGCCGCCTTCTGGGGGAAATCATTCTCATCTCCCCATGGACGCACCTTCACTCCGTCGATGTCTATATAGGAAACATTCGACAAGTCATATGGCGCCAGGATTCGGGTACGCTCCTTCATTTCATTTTGGGGTGTCCCCGTCGTTTCGCCGAATATGTACGTGGACTGCATCAGCAGGGGAATGCCGCTTGAATTAAACAATATGTTCATCAGAATATTATTTTCTTTTTGTTATACTCCAGTATCAGGTCAATATCCACAGGGTAGGGGTGTCCTTCCGGATTTCCCTTGCAGTCGCAGGGCTGCACGCCCCGGAGCTGGTATTCCTTCATGTTCATGCGTCCTGCACCGCAGGCGTAGGCCTGGGGCATGAAATAGACCTTGCCTTCCTTACTGACGAACTTTATCGAAAAGATGCGCCGGCGTCCGCGTTCGTCCGTGCGGATGTCCATGTCGGCCAGAGCCAGGTTTCTGCGTATTGTCTCCATATCGTTATATCATTCAAATGTTCTGTCAAATGTGTAGTCGAATATTCCTCCACCGAACGAGTACCGGTCAAATACCTGGTGCTTTCTGCTTGCCGGGCAGAAGGTGAGGTTCACGTTCACTCGCTGGTTTCCCATCTTGGTATGGGTAAAGTCTATGTTCGTGATGATGATCTCCATCGGAAGCGATGGCGTGTCATACCATCGCTGTACCGGAGAAGTCAGCATGTCCACCAATGCCTTGTATTTGTTTTCGTCCAGATAGCCGGTATTGACAGTGCGTAAATCGTTGAAGAAAGGGCTGAATCTCCGTTTCTGTTTCGTCAGGTCTGCAATATCCCCCTCCAGTTCCGGACTGTACTGTACCAGTCCGGAAAATGAAATCGATTCCGGGAGCCCGAACACGTTATAGTAGAGGAACTGGTGCATTTCCCGGTGGTTCTGCCGGTCAAGGACATACCTTACAAGGTCTGTCAATGTACCGTTGGTGATGCGTGCGTCATACGATATGATATTGTCGCATTGGACGCCTGAGAGCCGGCTTATCTTTACCGGACTCATGTTATATGCCGTCATGCGGTCTGTGCCGGACTGTTCGAGCTTTATGGTTTTCTTGATGCTGGAGCCGGACTCCATGTATATGATGTCTATAAATACCTCTGTCCTGGCCGAGACGAAAAAGGAGAGATAGTCAATGCTGTTCTGCCTGATATGCTTGATTTTATATCGGGAGTAGAAGATAAAGTCCGTCTGCGGGTCAAAAGACACATGATACCTTGAGTAAAATACATGCAGGGTATAGTTTTCGGTGGATTCGCTGTCCGAGAGTTCCAGCCGTACCTCCATGGGCGGCAAGGCCACACGGTCATCCCCACCGTTGAGATCAGGACGTACAAAATACTCATTGATAATGTCTCCGGGGTCGCAAATGATGACTGTGTTGCTGTGGTCCGGATAATAAATTTCGGACAGTGCCTCCTGCCCGTCAACCTCTATCCTGAGGCTCAGTTTGTCATGCACGTCCGCAATGCGGATGTCCTGCATGTCAGAGGAAAACACATATGAGTCATTTACAAGATTTGTCACCATCTCCATAAGTCTTTAGATACTCCCAACACCAGTGACCTGTTGTACAAGTCATAGCCCGCCCTGAACTCCCAGGACTTACGCCGGTACCCTGCGGACAGTACACATCCGTAACGTCCCGCATCCATTCCCAAGACCAGCGCGTTATGGTGGACGACCGGTTGCCGGTAGTCCACCACTACCGTGCGGTCAAGCAATGAATTGCGGGATATGACATCGGTCAGCTCCACTTTCAGGTAAGGGCGTTCAATAATTGTATCAAGATAATGCTTCTCCGAGAAATAGTCGGCCAGTATAGCCGCCGTATCCACTTCTGTGGGTACCTCACGGACAATCACCTCCGGTTCCGGAATGGCAGGGCGTATTGTATCATGCCTGACTACCGTTTCCGGTACGCGGACAATGCTCCGTTTCCGGGAACCCAGCCAGTGGCCGGCCCAGCCGGAGAGAAGTGCGATAACCGCACAAAGCAACATATGACTAACCTTCCGTCTCATCGGCCTTTTTTCTGAATTTATCCGTGACTGTCACCCACAATATTCCCACCTGCTTGATCAGCGCGTCTTTCGGCTTGCCGTCGATGACCGCCAGGTTCTCCAGTATGCTTGTCACGTGCTCGACGCAGAACCAGGTCATGACGAACACCTTAACAATGGAAAAGAACAGGGTGGCCAGTAGCATGACAAAGCTTTCTTCCGCTCCGGCCTTGCTCTCCAGATAGAACGAGTGGGTGATATAGATGATGGTCAGCCATATACACAGCTTGATGATGCAGCGTGAGAAACGGAAGCTTTCAAATCCTATTCCCTGGACCTTGCTTGCCCGGATGCCCGTCCACATCTCTGAGACAATGGCGACGAGCATGGCCATGGCCAGGAACGGTGTAATGCCTATCCATTCGCTGACTACGGCAGTGACGGCGCTGAAGGAGATGGCCGGAAATTGCAGGTTGTACTTGAAGCTCGGAGCCACCGAAAGAAAGAACTCCTTCGGTGAATCATACCCATAGGTGGCGACGAATCTTGTGAAAAAGCGTATCATATCTCTTTTTTTGTCACAAAGATAGAACCCAACCATCCGCTCTCATAGGACAAAAAAAGCCCCTCCGTGGTTGAAGGAACGGCACACGACCAGTCATTCCGCTTTTCGGGCCCCATTCCGTTTGCGAGCGTGCGAGCAAACGGAATGGGTGCGCCCTGCACCCCTCCGTCAAATCAGCCCCTCATCGCCAAAACTGTAATATCCACCATTCGTTATAATTACATGGTCTATCATCCTAATATTTAATAACCCTGCCGCCTTTTTAAGCTGCTCCGTCAGTCTCTTGTCCTCATTGCTCGGTCGGATGTTACCACTCGGATGGTTATGTACCGCTGCAAACTGAGTAGCCCCCGTATCAATCAGCACACGCATAATCAGCCTTATATCCGCTGAAGTCTGGTCTATGCCGCCTACCGATATACGTACTTTCTTGATAAGCTTGGCAGATTGATTGAGAGATATGGCCCAAAACTCCTCATTCGGCAAATCTCCTATCAACGGCCCCATCAGTTCGTATATGTCTTCACTCCTTAATATCTGCCTGCATTCCACCTGCTGCGACTGTTGTCTCTTGTATATCTCCACGGCTGCTACGGCTACCCTCCTGCGCCCAGGAGTCAAAGAGGAAAACAATTTTTCAAGGTCTATCACTTCGTTGCTGCGTTCGATGTCCGAAACAATCTGTCTGTTGTTACTGATTTCGTACAAAAGTTCACTGTCGCTCATGTAGCGGCATGGGCTATCAAATAAAGTATCCATAATATCCGTATTTTATTAGGTAGCCCACCCGAAAGTGGGCTATTCTGTTTGTTATTCACTGATTAGAAGCTGTTCCAGTTCTTCGATTTTCGACTGTATTTTTTTCTTCATAAACTTTATGAACTCTTCCAGCAAATAACGGTTAGAAATGGTAAAGATGTCGCTATTACTGCCATAGCCCGAAGCGTCCGCAAACCGCAATTTATAGAGGGTCGTTTCAAAAGAATTGTCCTCTTTCAGCTTTCTTGCCGCTTCATCCAGCTTATCCATAGCGTTGATGAATGCGGTACGGTTACGGGAAATCTCTTTCTTCCGTTCCAGCTCGGCCAAACATTTTTCCAGCTCTTTCGTCTTGCGGTTGATTTCCTCCTGCAATTTGGCAGCCTCGTCCTTTTTAGGGCTCTTCCCCTTACCCTTGGGGGTATCGGGCTTTTCCGCTTTCTCTTGTTGCTGTTGGGGCTGCTTTCCCTGCTTGCCTGCCTCTTTCATGGTTTCTACTGCCTTAGTTACTTCCTGACCGATTGTTTTTACTTCTTTTTCCATTGTTGTAAATTTTAAAAAGTTAATAATTAATGATTTATAAATAGTGGTTAACCTACTTCTCTAACTTGTGCACCTGGCTTTCGGCAAAGAGATAGCATAAGGGGAAAAAGTCCTCTTTCGCTTCCTCTTCCCGGCCTTGTTTTTTCAGTTCCTCAATGCGCTGCTTTTCCGCTTTCGATGTGATGGGCATTCCCCATATAAGCAGGGCTTTTTCTCCTTTGCGAACGGTGTAGCCCGCCTCTTTCCACTCCTTGAAAGTCTTTAGGTTGGTGTACCCCTTGCAGGCATAGTAAAACCGCAACAGACCGTTTACCGTGTCATCCTCGTTACCCATGTATTCGCCCATCTCCCTACGGGCAACCAACGACTGCGACAATATTTTTAACTGTTGCCTTTTCAGCAAGCGTGCTTCACGTTCTTTCTTTTCGTCTCTTTCCTTTTTCATGATTCTATGTATTAAAATATTACGCCTCTATAATCACATAATCCTCCACCGTCTGAAAATAGGGGTCGGCTGTTGAAAGCAATTCCCATTTTTTCCCGTTCACATCCCGAAAAAGAATGCTCAGCTCCCTAATCCCGTCAAACTTCTTCAATATTCTGTATCCCTTGAAATACTTGTTCAAGACCTCGATAGCCTGTTTGTAAGTAAATGTTTTCATAATGCTGCAATTTTTATGTTGAACCTTGAGCTTCCGGGTGTGAGCCTTTTCAAATTTGGCTGTTTCCCTGATTGGAGCTTTTTTTTTCTGCGTCGCCTGTCGCTACGCGGTATGTTTCGCCTTTTTTACGCTGCATCAAAAGGTGTTGTAAGGAGCAAGAGCAAGTTTTTCAGAAAACCGGAACGGCCTGAATACTACCCGAAGGGTGGAGATTTTTTATGAAACGTCAGCCCGAACTTGAGCCAGCGACGTCAACATTTACCTTTGCAGCACAAAAAAGCGAAACTGCGTGGTGATAGGGGACAGAAATGAAGGGTGACAATCAGAAAAGGAAACAGCCTGAAACGCATAGTTGAAAACTATACCGCTCTACGGTCTCTACCTTAGCTATTGAAACGGAAAAGACCGGGGCTACCTGCATGGATGCGGACAAACGCAAGTAGCTGCCGCTACTTACCGCTGAGACGCGCAAAATCCGTACTGGAGGAAATAGATTTGCCTGCCTGTTCCTTCAGTACGGATTTTGCGCGCGCCGTGCTCTTTGTTAACGAATGTTATAAGAAATATACTTCTTTGATAATGAATACATAATACCCCTCTTTCCATCCGAATGGAAACAGAAACGGAAGTTTCTGCCGACCGCGCCCTATCCAAAAACGCAACCAAAAGCGCAAGAAGCAAGGAAATATGACAAGGAGGATGCCCCTCGGCCAGTCCTGCATGTGACGTTCTGTCCTAAAGTGCAGCGATTCCCATTGCGGACGTTGCGAGTCCTGCCATAAGCATTGCGATTGTGATTGCGGATGTATGTGTATGAGGTGAATCAGATACGTGCGTCCACGAATCCGTATGCCTGCCTGAGCAGGTGCCCGTACTTCGTCCATACACGCTTATCCACCGCATCACCGAAGTGGGTGGCTTCTTCCGGAAGGATGGACTGGTTACGCTCGCTGCGCTTATCCTTGGCAAAACGCCCCTCGCGGTCCTCGATGACACGCGTGTTGTTCATGGAGATGAGTGTATATTTGCATTTCGAGCCGTTGAAACGCTTCTTCGGGAACCGTTCGTCTTTCTCTGCCAGGATGGAAGCCCAGAGCAGGTACTTGTCATGCTGCGGTGGCTCCATGCCCGCATGGGTGTGCTGTTCCACCGTCCACCCATGTTTCTCCAGACGCTCGATGGCAAGCTCGTTGTAGGACTTCTTGTTGTTGGCACGGCGTGCATCCCCGTAACGGTCACGGTAATAATGCAGGTGTTTGTTGATATGGTTACGGTAGTAGTGACAGAACTTGTCCATCAGCGCGTTCACCATGGTGTCATCCTCTTCATCACGCTTGACGAAGAACTCGTTGATGTTGTTGTCCACCGGCTCGCGGGTCAGCAGCTTCGTCACGAAGTCATAGTTGCGCTCCTGCGCCACTTCCAGGAATGAGGCAGCAGAACCCCAGTCGGGTGTCAGCTCTATCGGCTGGTTGGGATTGCAGTCCAGGTCACGCCGGCTGTCATCGTTATTGGCAAGCTGCTGCCAGTTGTAGTTATGATCTTCGGCAAAGTCACGGATATAGTCGTCATTGGTCGCATTGTAATAGATATGGCGTTCATCCAACTGGTAGTAGCAGCTATCAATCTTATCCACCATGAAGTTCAGGATCTCTATCATGAAGGAAAGCTTATCCATCACCTTGTACTGGTTCAGGATATAGTTCATGCCCACATTGGCGATGTTGTCGAAGATGGAGCCAAGGATAAAGAGCGTGCCGTCACGTGAAACGAACGGCGTGATACTTTGCCTGAGACGGACGGTCTCGTTCCAGATCTCCTTGAACAGTCCCGCATCATTCGCAATCCTTGCATCAATGAGCTGCATCTGTAACCGCACAATCTTATTCCAGACATCAAACAGCCGGATGCCGCGCTCTTCTTCGTAGTATTTGGCAGGCTCCAGCAGCCACTTCTGCTCCGGCGTGTAAGGCATGGAGGAGAGGAAGGTGTTGCCGTGATGCTTCAGAACGGGATTCTCGGACTTGCGGCCAAAGATGTGTTCATTACCCCGGTTGGTCGGCGCCGCCTCCTGGTCGAACTTCTCCTTGTCGAGTGTCAGCGCTTCATCGGTGATGTTGTAGTCCGCATTCGGACCGCGGCTGTTGCCGCCCTGGGTGAGTATATAAAGCATGTGCCCGTTGCTGAAGCTGATGCCGTACTCGAATGACATGATGTGCTCGTATGGCTTGTACCATCCCTCGATGGGACGGCGGCACACCACATAGTCACCGGTCTTGCTGACCGGGTCCCACTGCTTATAACCGAGCATCTCCAGCATCTTGAACGCTGAAGGCAGGGTTTTAGTCAACGCCTGCCCGATGGTGGCCTGGGTGAGTGTGGTGATGCCGCGTGGCATCAGCCGGATGTTGTCATCTATCACGGCACCGGTAATGAATGATTTACCCGTGGCACGCGAGTAGATGACATATCCGTTCTTGTACGGCATCACGAGGAATGCCGCCTGCGCCGGATTGACCTGTATGACCTCTTCCCAGACGTTTTCGTCCATTGTCCTGCCGTATCAATATCGTGGGAAAACAATGTAGTTCACACCTTCGGAGGAAGTCATGCGGGGCATGTCCTGCCCGGTGTCAGCCAGCAGCTGCGGCACCTCTTCCGGCCTGAACCTGGCGGATACGGTACAGACAATCTGTGTCTTGCTGACCGATACCATATCAATGTGCTTATGGTCAACCAGGTAAGAGATGAGTCGTTTGTTTGTCAATTTTTTCATGGGTAATCTGTTATGAGTTCATTATTTCTTCAGCTTGTGCGTCGTCGATAGGCGTGTACATCGAATCCACCAGAACCTTCTGCTCTTCCTGGGAAAGGTTGCGGACGGCATTTAGGGGAATATCCACCTTTTGCCCCATACTGTTGATCTGGATGTAGAATACGTTCTTCTCCATGCGTCGCGGGTCCTCGACGGAAGCCGGCTTCTCACCAATCATCTGATGCAGCACTTTCTTGGCGTTGTTCCATTGCTTGAGATCACCTTTGAGCTTGCAATCCCGGATAAGCTGAATCTGGTCCTTGATCATCCAGGCATACCAGAAGTCCCAGTCGAACTGGTGCTGTGTCTTGAACAGCTCTTTTGCCAGGGCGATGTCCTTCCTTATCTGGGTACGCGAGATACGGTATTTTGCCAGCATGATGTTGATGATGTGGCTCTCGTTCGGATAGTCATCCAAAAGACGTGCTATCTGCAGCACCCGGTTGCACTGCACACGCAGATGCTCCGGCAGCGGACTGTTCTCCGGGTCGATGATGTGCTGCTGTATAAGGTCGTAGGATTGCTCCTCCAGTGCGGCCTTGCTTTTGGATGCCGTCAGACGGTTGTTATTCATACTCAAGATACTGCTGTTGCGATTTGATGAACTTGATAAGCTCCTGCTGTGCCGGGTTGCTGCCATTGACGGCCGACTTGATGAGTGACTCCCGGAGTTCAACCGTCTGGCGAAGATGCCCCCGGTAGAAGGCGGTCCGGACTTCGGTGCCCGGTGTGCGGAGTTCCGCGAGAAAGTCCGTCTCATCGGCACCTATATTGATGGCTATCAGCCCCGGAGGGATCAAACGATAGGCCATCTTCTCTATCTCCTCACGTTGTTCCTGAGTCAAATTCATCATTCAGCATTTTAAAGTCAAAATCAAAAATATCTCTGCCGGTATGGATGATTCCACGTTCCAGCTTCGGGTTGTGCGTGGCGTTCTGGCTGCCCACTACGGTAATCTTCCAGTCCTCGTTATACAGCAGCGCCACCTTCGCATGAAGCGCGAGGCAACGGTAGCAGTCCGGGAACGTGGTCACCAGATAATCGAACGGTTTGGGTGATATGCTGCGTACCCGGTTGTCTATCAGGAACCGCACTGACAACAGCTCGCCCGTTTCCACTTTCCGGTGGATCGCCGCAATGCTGTCCATGGAGATGGAATAGGTGGTAAGCAGCAGGTGTGCCGGCCCTGTCTGTTTAAGAATATAGAAAATCAACTGTATCAGGTTGAACGCCCCTGAAGAGTAGAAATGCTTGTCCCTGCCGGGTACCAGCACCCCCATGGCGTCCGGATGCAGCAGCTTCTCCGCAGCCAGGTCGTGGCCGGAGGCTGCCGCATCCGTTCGGTGGATGTAGCCTGTCGGGTATCGGTCTCCCTGCATAGGACTTACTGCATCATCCACCGGCATCATCTTATTCTCAATCTCGCTGCAACAGACCAGCATAACCTAACCTATTGCAGTTCTGCCAAACGATATTCTATCCTTTCCACCAGTGCTTCCTGGACAGCCACCTTCTTCTCGTATTTCACGCGTTTGGGGCAGTCGGGAAGGGGATTCTCCTTGCCGTCCTTGGGCTTGCTTTCCGAAGAGTACAGCAGCATGTTCCTTGCCTTGGTAATCTTGCTCTTGGCATTGGATTTCGCTTTCTTCAGTTCTTCCACGGATAGGGAACTGATGTCGGTCTCGTCCTCTTCCTTTTCCGGATTTTCTTCGGGGGTATCCGTTTTTTTGTAGAGTTCGTCCAGCTGTTCTTCAGTCGGCAGTTCCCTGTCCTGCTCGAACTGCCTTTTGATGGCAGCCAGCAGTGTCATGCGGTTGGAGAGAAAGGCTATACGGGCGACAATATCCTTGCGCTGCGTGCATACAGCCTGCGTGTTTGTCTCACCCAGTCCGGCAAGCATCCGGTGCTGGAGTGAACGTTCGTTGTAGCATTCCCGGAAATCATAGATGATTTTGGCCATCACCGGAGGATAGGCGGGCTGTTCGTCCGCCTCACGCGCCAATTCCCTCTCCGCAACGGCGACAATGGCGGCAGCCGTCTCTTCGGGAACCGTCTCGGAACGCCCGTCATTGCCCGGCATTGCATCATCTGCCAGGTCCACATCCTCAAAGCGCGGATCATCCGGATGGTACCACACCTTGATCATCTGCCGGATCTCGTATTCCAGCTTCTCGCGGGTATGCGGCTTTTCGCCCTGGCGTGCCAGACGTGCGGCGACAAACCCCTTATATCCAGAACGGGTCAGGATATTCACACCGGTGCTGTAATCACGTTTCTGCGAGTTCAGCCACTTGATGCCGTCCCTGCGCGCCTCAATGTAGTTCTGTGTAATCTTTGACATTGTATGTACGTTGTTTTTTGATGATACGCAAAGCTATTGCGATTTTTGTTGCCGGAATAGGACAAAACAAAATGTCCGCCCCTGCGTGAGAGCGAGAGACGGACATGAACAACCAATCATGAACAAAAAAGTCTTATGGATCTTCTGATGCGGCTTTTACAGTCAGGATGTCCTCCGTGTCTCCCTCATACACACATTTGCGCGGTGCAGTAAAGGTGTAGTGGAGGGTGTTCTGGTTGCGGGCAGTGGAGCTTGCTCCGGTAGTGGCACCATCACCCGACGCACGGAGCGCGCCGCGCCGCTTGTCACCCATCAGGTAGTTCGTGCCGTTGTTGTCGGTCACGATAAAGAACATCTTGCGCCCTTTGGTCGCATTCTCAAAACCGAATATCTTCTTCCGCATTTTGGCCGAAATGATATTCAGGTCCATCAGGAACGATTCCCCGCCGCTTTCTCCCTGGTCGGTAATCTTGAACTCGGCCAGCTCGTCGGTGAAATCCATCTTGTATGCACGACAGTTTTCCTTCATGACCAGGTCGCCAACCAATGTACCGGCTTCTTCAAGAGAAAGAGGGGATTCCGTCTTTTTCGGGTAGTCCGGCCATGTGGCCACATCCGCATGATAACCGAAGATGACGGACGGTATGATACCGCCCATGTTGTCCTGGTTCTCGCAGTCCATTGCCTCGTTGATGTCATCAAGGGCAATACATAATTTAGGGTCTACTTCTGCCATAGTCGTAGGGTTTATTCGGATTTAACAACATAGGTGCCCGTCACCTTCTCCACTTTGCCTGCAGCGGGCGTCTTCTTCTGCACGGCAGGAGTGGTGTATCCGGCAGCTTCCAGGAACTCGACAGTATATTCCTTTCCACCGGGAACTGCCACATATGTACCGGACTCACGCCAGGCTTCCTCGCCCTGGATGCGCCATTTGCCTCCGTTGTTGACCGCTTCATCCGGCGTAATGGTCACTTCAATGTATCCGAACGGATTGGTTCCTTCCGGGTCCACCGGACGATCGTTGACGCAGAACTCGGACTTGTGCACAGACACGAACTGGAAGCCGATCAGATACTTGCCCGCAGCGTCGAAGGTATAGGGGTTGCCGGACATGAACGGCTTGATGGACTTGAAGTCGCTCTCCTTGTCAAAGCCGTAGCATACGTTCTCCTTGGTGGTCAGCATGACGAACTGGCTGCCGTCGGGAAGGTTCGGAACACGCACCAGCTCGCAGCGGTTGTTGGAACCAAGTAGGTGCTGCGTGTCGGAAGTGTCCTCCTTGAGTCCGATGACAATGGTGCCTTCGTCCTTGCGCCAGTCATCGTACATGTCTCCCAGATCGTCGGAAATGAACATCTTGATGTTCTTCTTGCGCTTGAAGGTACGCGGCATGTGGCGCCACATTTCCAGCAGCTTCTCCCCGATATCGGCGCGGGACAGTTCACCGGTCGCATAAACGTTTCCCTCGGCACTGGAGATGTCCCCGACAGCCTCGCCTTCAGTAACGATGGTACCGATACCGTCGAAAGAGTCCTGAATGTCTGTCTTTTCTTCATCCGCACTGTATTTTGCCGTGAAAATGGCAAACAGCAGGTCATTGGATGCCAGTTCGTGCCCGTGGTTGATCAGCCACAGCTCGAACGGGTGTTCCTTGCGGAGTGTACCTGGAACCTCGGCGATGTAGGTACGTCGGTAGCGCTCAGGCTCGTCGGACATCTCCATTACAACGGGACGCACAACCAGACGTCGGGGAACAATCTTGCCCAGATACTTTCCGGCAGTGAACTTGCCGGTGTACTTGCCGGAGATGCTTCCGCCCTCCACCTTGCCCAGTTCAAGGGAGTCGGTTATGCCCGGTACCGGAGTGAAATGTCTCAACACCTCCGAGGCGTCGAGCTTGTCGACCGCCTTCAGGATGTCCTTGTGCTTTTTTACCGCGGTCAGAACGGCGGTAATGTCAATAGGTGCTTTAAAATCCATAATAGAATAGTTTAGTGTTACTCATTCTCAAAACTGTTGATCGGGTCTGTGGCGATGTCCGCAAACTTGTTGTCTTCGTTCGCTTCCCGGTGGCTGTCGGTACCCGTTCCGGGTATCTTGGAGACAATATCACGGATAACTTGTACCTTGGCCTTGTTGTCGGCGGCATTCTTGATGCTGTCACTCAGGCTGTCAAGGTCATTCACGACTGCCGTCAGACTGTTTTCGGCAGTCTCCTTGGCAGTATTGGCGACAGCCAGGTCATTCTCCGCTTTGGCTTTCGCTTCGTTGGCGGCCTTGACGGCGTCATTGATGGCCTGCAGATTCTCTACGGTAAGCAACATCTTGCCGTCTTTTTCCTCAATGCCTTCGCTGTTGAGGATCTGGTTGATGAAAGTAAATTCTTTACGCATAACTGTATTTGAAGAATTAGAAATGTCAGTCTTGTTGCCGGTAGGGAACAGCCCTTTGATACCGTCGATAATCTGGGAGACCAAGTTTTTGCCTTCCGGTTCCGGCTTCTCCTCCGAATCGATAGCCGGCAACGGTAGACCAAGCGCGGTGAAGCAGTCGGTCATTTCATTGGTCACCTGCGGCTTTTTATGGGTACCGGGAATGATCCTGTCTATGAATCCCCATTCCTTGGCTTCGGCGGCAGGCATCCAGCGTTCCTCTTCCATCAGGGTGATAATCTCCTTCAGGCTTTTGCCGCTACGGTTGATGTACTTCTGTGCAATCATCAGGTCAATGGCTTCCGCGCTCTTCTTCTTGTTCTGCAGTTCCTTGATGGTGTCCTCCAACTGGTCCGCATTGAGTTGGCCCCAGATGTCCACTCCCAGGCTGCATTTATGCGCCAGCCACATGCCGTCCTCGTGCATCTCGATGGACTTGGCGCCGAACGCCAATATGGTGGCCGCCGAAGCGTTGAAGCTGATGAACTCCACCGTCACATTGCCGTGCTCGGCCATCAAGGCGGACATGGCGACCGCTTCGGCCACATCACCGCCATAACTGGAAACTTTCAAGCGTACGGGCTGGCCTTTGGCCTTGTCAAGGAAGTATTTCAGATAGTTTTTGTTGTACCAGTAACGGTCAATCGCTCCGAATAATGTGATAACTGTCTCGTTCATAAAACTTATTTTTGCGCAAAGAAAAACGCAAAAAAAACGGTACCCAAGGACATTGGGTACCGTCAGCTGAAAGGTAAATGTTTGACTGAGAGAGTGTTGCGTGTCAGCAAAGGAAGCCGTACGGTTATATTTCCTCCATGTTTTCAATATAGACGGTCGGTTCATCCTGGATGCAGGTGAACGTGAATGAGGTGCCGTTCCGTTCCGACACGGAACGGCCGCTTGTCTTGTTTGTGGCGAACAGCATGAGTGCGTCCTCCTGCCCGCACCAATGGACCGCCCCGTTGCCGTCCACTGCCAGTACATACCACAAGCCACGCTCCAGCATCTCCATCAGCTGATGGTTTTCCGGGGAAAGTTTCGGAATCACCCCTTCAATGGAAACGTTCCAGCAGTCCCCCGCGTCATTCACCTCCTTGTCTTCATTATAGGAATAGGTGTCATTGGCATATACCGGTATGGAAACAATATCCTCCCGGTTGCGGAGTTCCAGATAGTTCAGACCGGAGGCATAGTCCTTACGGATTTGCACGAACGAGGCCGGAGGCACGGCAATCACCTGCAACAATCCTCCGACGTTTTCAAAATCATAATGCATTGCTTTCATAAGCCATTTTTCCCTGCTGGGAAATTGTCCCGAATTCGGACAACTTCCCCAAAATTATACGGTTAATAAAGTCTAAAATCGTGGTATTCTCCACCGTTTTCCTATATCCATGCCGATTATACTCCCTGCGGATAGTCTCATAAGACCAGGTGTCGTCATCAAAGCCGAAGCTGTTCTGAAAGTTGCGGATGGCGGTCGAGAGTGGGATTCCGATACTGACATGGGTGTCGAGATAGAGGAAAAGCATCTGCTTGATCCGTCTCTCCACCTTGCTGCCGAACGCCACCACTTCGGTATTCGACATCGCCCATCCGTATCGGTAGAAGTCATCACGGCGTATCTCCACCGCCACGTTGGCGGTATATCGTGCCAGGTTCCGGTATCTGTTCTCGTATCGTCCGGGTTTTGCAAGCCTGGAAAGGAAGTCGTTCTGTAGCTCCTTGTCCGGGGACAGATTGACTATTTCGGTCCAGGTGTCGTCCGGGGCATTGAAATTGTACAGCAGGAATTGCTTGACATAAGGCTTGCAAGGGAGCCAACACACAAATCGGTCTTTCTTCGTCATTTAAAGTATTGATTTTTATACAAAAATACGCATATTGATTAATATATTCATCACTCTCTTGTTTTTTATTTCTATTGGAGCAGGCACATTTTGCCCTCTACACCTTCTACACTTTCTACAAAGTATAAAATTACCTATATATCAACAACATAACGGTTTTAGTATAGAAGAAAAAGTGTAGAAAAACCTTCTACAAAGTATCTATTTGTAGAAGAAATACAGAAAAGCAGCATTTTGTAGAAATTTGTAGAAGCTTGTAGAACATCTTTTTATAACATAAAACACTGATTTATAAAGATGTAGAAAGTGTAGAAAGTGTAGAAGCATTTTTTGCCCCAAAATAAAGCATCTTTTTTGTCTCAAAAAGGCAAGAAAAAAGCCCCTACCTTCACAGGCAAGAGCTTCCGCACAACTATGATAGACATTAAAATTTATATGGAGAAGTTTTGTCCTCCGGCGGTTTATTATCCCGCCCTTCTTCCTCTTCGTCAGGCATTCCCATATCAATGTTGAGATTGATATTATAGTTTGCCATCAGCTCCGTGTAATCGAAGCAGAGGGCCTGCTTGGTCACGCTGGTTTTCTTATAATACTTTTGTCCACCGGCCTCCAGTTCTTTGGTTACTTCTACCCCCTTCAATATGTTCTTGAAACGGACGGAGTTTTGTACCCCCAGGTATTCTTTGGAGTTCTCCAAGTAGAAATTCAACGATTCAGTCGGTAAAGCGGTATCTCCCACCTGCTTGCTGAACTTCTTATACAGCATGAAGATGCGGTCTGTGCGCATACGCAGGATAGGGCGTGGCTGCTTAAAAGCGAGGTCCTTGACCTTGTTTGTCTTCAGCCCGGACAAATAATCAATGCGGAAATCCGACTCTAAGAATATTTCACCGTCCTGCTGCAAGTAACTGACCACATTCCAGAAGTTGGCCAATTCGTTGTTGCTCTTGCATTCACGGTTCTGCCGGATGATGCCGTCCACACAGATGTTCAGCAGATCCAGGTAAGTGAATGGCACGTCGAGCACCGCTTCAAGCGCGCGGAAGGCGGCCAATGGAATGACCCAGTTCCGCTGGATGCGGTCTTCTATGCTCTCGCCCTTCAAGCGTTCATTCAAATCCCCCATACACTGGCGATAGGAGGACGTGAAATCCGTCTCCATTTTTGACCGGTAGCGCAACAGCTGCAAAGTAAGGTGCGACAGTCCTAAGTCGCGTATTGACTTGCATTGGTCAAATGCCTGTTTCTCAGACGTGGAGAATTCCGTTTTGGTAAAGGTCAGGTAAATCAACCTGGAAAATAGGGCGATGTCAATTGTCGGCATCTCTTGACCGGATAGGATGACACCGCAATCCACGCTCGTAATCTCCCGCTTCTTGTCCCGGTCCATGTTCATGCGGCTTCGGCCGGTTCCGTCCCACAAGCCTTTGAGGAACTCCCGTTTGTCAAGGTCGATGGAATTCTTGTACTCGTCAATATGCACCAGCGCATTGGCGCATTGTGCCACCGCATCTCCCAAGGCTGCAATAGTCGCATTCTGGATGTTTGGCGGATTATTATTGATGATGAAGAACGACATCAGGCTGTGACCGAGTTCTGATTTGCCGCTACCTTTCGGGCCAAACAGATTAAGGATGGGAAAACTTTTAGTTTGCCCCGAAATAATATCCCGGAAAAGGGAAGCGATCAAGAAGCAGATACCAACCTTAGCATTGTCTCCGAATACACGAATCAACTGTTCGCTGTACACCCTTATGCTGACATTGTTGTACGTGGTGTGTACAAACCTGCGTTCGAACTGAAATAATTTGATGTCATCACGATAAATGGTACTACAACCCGGTAGGTAAAAATTGCCATTCTTCAACCGTACGATACCGTATTCATCCGCGATATGCCACTCCGTATCAAAGCACCCATTGCCGAAGGCAAAGAACCCCTGCCGTTGCCAGCCAAGCTGTGTCACCTCAAGTGCAGTCTCGGTCTGTTCGTAAAGGAACATCTTCAGCTTTGTGAGTTCTTTTTCAGTGGCCAGCCAGATATAATTGCCGAGGCCTTCTACCTTTTGCTTGAACTTGGACAATGACACTAGGTCTTCTTGTTTCATCTCTATGATTTCCTCTTGCTTGTTTTGGTTCTTGATTCGGTAGAGACGTTTGGGCAGGAGGGAATCTTTGATGTGGAATAGAGGCAACATGGTAAAATTGCTCCATTGCACAGCTTTCCCACTGTCCCCAGCCAATGCAAAGTAAGCATTGTATTCTTCATAGAAGCCATATTTTTGATAAAGGTCACGGTCTATCTTTTTGCTCTCATTAATGACTTGCTTGGCTTTATCAAGCTTCTTGGCACGGTTGATGGCCGTTTGCCACAACTTCTTGTCATCATAGAATGACTGGAGCTGTTTGAGGTACATGGACTCTTTGACTTCGTCCTTCACCATGACCACCATGGAGCAGATGGTGCTGACAGCATCGCTTCGCTCTTCGGTAGTATTGATGTCCTGGAATATATATGAGGCATACCATGGAATGAAATCTACCTCTTTCAGTTCTTGAAACTTATGAATGCTCGTACAGTAGGTATCCGGATCATTCTTGCTCTGCGCTTCCCCAAGTGGTATCTCCTTGACCGATACACCAAACCCACACTTCATCGCCTGCAATCCGTTACGCATCACGTTGCGAATGCCGGCACCCAGTTTCTCACCTTTATCTGGGGTGGGCGGGTCCGCATCCGGAAGGAAGCAAACTTTAGTGGCGTACTTCTTCAGTTGCTCCATCTGGCTTTCAGTCCAATCGCCTCCAAGAGGGGCAACAGCGTTGTTGACACGAATACGCTGAAGCTGCATCGCATCGGGCGCCCCTTCCACCAAATAGAATTTATCTTCTTTGGCAGCCTGGCGTATGGCCGTATCAATTCCGAAAATTGAATCACGTTTATGGTAGATTTCATTTTCAGCCGAATTGATATACTTGGCCACCTTCTCACCGGACATGTCACGTGCGGTAAAGCCTATAATCCGTCGAAAACGGTCGCGTATGGGAATAACTATGCGGTTACGGTAACCATCGAAAGTCCTAATCTCCGTCCCCCTTTCTTTAGCCTTTTCCTTGTTGTCCGATAGCAGCCCCATCTCCTTCATCAAGTCTATGGAAAGACCGGCCGATTGCGCGAACTTCAACAAGTCATCCCACTTGTCGGGTGCGAACCCGATGCCCGTCTCTTCGGCATACTCCAGTCCCCAGCGCCCTTTGACATATTCGGCGGCGACCTTGTTGGCCGGGTCCAGCAGATTCTGGCGGAAATGCTCCGCGCACCGCTGGTTGATTACGAACATCGACTCGCGCTTCATGCGTGCCTGTTCCTGCTCGGGAGTCAGCCTCTCTTCCTCGACGGTTATGCCGTATTTCTTGCCGAGGTGCCTGACGGCCTCCGGATAGCTCATCGTCTCGTGCTCCATCAAGAAACCGACGGCGTTGCCGCCCTTGCCACATCCGAAACAGTGCCAGGTGCCGCGTGCCGGGCTCACGAAGAAACTGGGGGTCTTCTCCTTGTGGAAAGGGCAGCACGCCTGGTAATTTACTCCTTTCTTCTTCAGATCGACGTAACCGGATATTACATCCACAATATCAGCACGGTCTAAGATTTGTTCTATGATTCTTTCGTCTATCATTGTATATTATATTCGGGTACTACCTTCTAAGGATGACAGTACCTTGTTCTTCGATATAATAGCTGCATATATCATACAAGTCAAACTCGCACAAGCATGAATACACGCATTTCATGAAAAGGCCATAGTTCTCCGGACTAACCTTTTCAAGTACCCGGAAAGATTCACCGGGCAGCATCTCGTACAGCTCGATGAATACTTTGTCATAGTATTCCGTCAACCTCTCCATTCCTACCAGCTCTATATAAGACTGAATCCAGGATCGACTATCGTCCGGAAGATATTGAAGCAAGTCCATGTTTTAAACATTGAAGGGTACAAAGGAATTGTTTTATAGGAGAGTTATCAAGGACGTTATCTGCTCCTACAGTTCCCGCGTTTCCTTCAGGCTCCCAATGAGCAAATTCATCAGTCTCGCATATAATCCGGAAGCTTCCTTCAGATTATCCGGATTCTTACCGGTAAGATGTAGCGTCATCTTATCCTTGGAGTAGTCCTGGCATATAGCCAAGTGCAGTTCCCGGTTCCGGTCATCAACTACCGAGACCTTCACTTCCTCCACCACACAACCAAGTTCTGAAGAGTCCAGCCATAAATATGACTTTTCATCTGTCTTCAGATGGCAGTACCGATGTACCTTGCCACCTTTACGAATTAACTCCACTTCGACGATTGTCGCTACCTGATTGGTACGCAGAATGCGTACTTTCTGACCTTTCTTCATTGATATTTCTTTTTTATTCATTACTGATTTGTTTTAAAACCGAGACCAATAGCCTGCAATCTCTTTAAGGCTTGTTTCTCATAATCCTTTTTAACTTTCTCGCTGATTTTATTTTCCCAGCAATCCACACAAAAAGGTCCATCGGGAGCATTGTAGCATCTCGATAAGGTATGCAAGAACCTTGTTGTGCATTGTCAGATTTTCACTCGTCATAACTAATAGTATTTAAATAATTAAACAATCTCTTTTAAACGCACATAAACCTCTGTCCTGGCCTTTCTTGACCGATTACGACAATAAGTATCTCCAGAAGTAAAATCATTGAGAATCACTAAAATCAGCAAGGCAACTGCACCAATGGTACGTTTTAGAGGAGACAATTCAAAACTGATATTGAAATGCGTACAGAACCACCAAGCAGACAATTCATTAATCTTGCCTATATGAAGTTTTTGATATATCCTGCGAAGAATATTATCCACTGTATAACGAGAAATCCCAAGGTCACAAGCCACCTCTTTTTGGGAAGCCCCCCAAGCTATACGTTCTGCAATCTGTGCTTCCCGTTCTGATAATGCAGTCAT